CTGTTTCAAGCATCCTCCTGCTGATCCAGGCCTTAGGTCCGAGCTAGCGGAGTTTGTCCGTTGCTGGCTTATGAAGAACCTTTCTCCTCTGGCTTGCCAAGACGATGTGTCATTTGATACCTGGATTGAGGGAACCCGGTACAATCGTCGGAGGAAGGAAGAGTTAAAGCGTACCTACGAAACATGGGGGGGTGTCTTCAGGCAGCGAGATCTCGAATGCAAGTCGTTCAACAAGGCAGAGTCGTACTCTACTTGGAAGCACTTACGTGGGATTAATTCGCGCTCAGACATCTTTAAGTGTGTGGTAGGTCCGACTTTCGCGGCTATTGAACATATACTCTTTGCGATGAAGTGGTTCATCAAGAAGGTGGCTGTTCGTGATCGCGCGCGGCATGTGTGGGAGACTATGTACAGCCCCACAGCTCAGTATTATGCCACGGACTATTCGGCGTTCGAGTCTCATTTTGATAATCAACTGATGGCTGAGGTTGAATTTCAATTATATGAGTATATGACAGCGGCACTGCCTACTGGTGCTGGCTGGTTTAATCTCGTACGCGAAACACTGGGTGGTCTTCAAACTTGTCACTACAAAGGGTTTGATGCCACAGGGGTCGCATCGCGCATGTCTGGAGAGATGTGCACTTCTCTTGGCAATTCTTTTGCCAACTTGATGATTTTCCTTTTCGTTTGTGCCAAAGCTGGCATACGGGAAGATGATATCTCAGGGTTCGTTGAAGGCGATGACGGCTTGTTCAAATTTCAGAGTCACCAGAAAATTGATGATTCTTTGTTCACGAAGCTTGGTCTGACCATTAAGATCGAGAAATACGACACACTAAATGAAGCGTCGTTTTGTGGACTGATTTTTGACCCAGACAGCTTAATCATCATTACAGATCCCCGTGAGGTTATGGCGGATTTTGGATGGGCAGGACCATTCTACACAAAATGTAATGATGTGCGACTTCGAGAGCTCTTGAAAGCGAAGTCGTTGTCTTTCATGCACCAATATCCTGGTTGTCCAATTGTTCAATCGCTAGCGCAATATGGTTTGCGCGTTACTCTTGGAGTTGAGTTGAGCCGTTATCTTGAGAAAGATCGGCACCTTAACCAATGGGAGCGTGATCAGTTGATGGCCGCT